TATTCACTAACTATTCACTAACTATTCACTAACTATTTGTTAATAATTTTTTTGGTATTAATATATCTTCAGGTTTAAATTTCAATATATCTAATTCATTTTTTGTTGTAATAAATACATCATTTCCGTAAATATCCTGAAGCATCATCCATTCAAACATACCACCTCTATATATAAATATATTTGTAAAACCAAAAGTTTTTAAATTTTTATATTTTATCATAACCTCCATATCACAAGTATTCCTTCCATAAATTATTATAGGTTCATTTAATTCATATTTATCAATTAATTTATTAATAAATTCTTCTTCTTTATTTGGCGACACTGTTCCTTGTATAATGTTTTCACATTCACTTAATGTAAGTGTTGTTAATATGGTATAATTATTTTTTATTGAATATAACATATCTTCAAAACTAATATCATACGAAGAATTACTATTACCCATATTATGTTAATCTAACATTTTTTTAATATATTTAATTCACTTTTAACAATTTATTATATTTTATTATACTTTTTGTCCACATTATAGACCAATAAAATGACATTATATATAACAATATTGATATGTTTAAAACAATATTTTCTTCTATTGTATCCACAGTATAATCATAGTATAAGTGGTATAAATAATATATTTGACGAATAGATATATATATAAAAAGCATTATACTATCATTTAATAAAGTCAAATTATTTTGTTTTTTTAAAACACCTCTGTAACTAACTGTAATACCTGAAAAATCAATAAGACCCATACCCAACATTATTGGTTTAATTGTATTGTATTTAAAATTATATATTAATTTTAACATACCAATAGCACAAATATGATGAGGAATAAATAAATAATTTTTATTACAAATTATAACACACGTATCAATAATGTAATATGACATTGTTATAAAATAAACTATACCTTTTATTAATAAAAATTTTTCTTCATCTGAGAAAAAATAAATATATATTCCTGAAAATGATACTATTAATTTAATAGGAATATCTACAGTTTTTGAAATACATTCTAATTTATTTAATATATTATTATTTCTCATATTAACAACCTTCATATAATTAAAAATAATTAATATTTAATTATATTTTATTTACTTATTAATTAAATCTAACAATAATCTCTACATCTTCTTTTTTAATACTTTTTGAAGCCAATACTGATAATTCTTCTCGTTTCTTTCTCGTTTTTTGATTTTTATTATTTATAACAATTTCACCATTATCTTTTTTTCGTGATGAACTATTTCTTGAATTCATATCATCTTCAATAATCTTGTAATTGTCTTCAATATATTTAATTACACCATTTTCTAATGCCCATTTAAAAAAATTTAACTGACCAATTGTTGTTTGTATATTTTGTTCTTTATATGGTATGGTTATTCGTTCCCATCTACAAAATGGATCAAATCTCTTTTTTGAATAAGCTTTTAATTTCAACTTATAATCATTATACACCTTAATACGTTTACTTGCTCCACTTATTGTTTGAATATCATAAACAGTATAATATTTTTTTGCGTAATTTGTAGCGAACCAGTCTACTATACGTAATGATATTTTTGATGTTCCATTTATTATATTTAACATTTTTTCAACATTTTCAAATTTTTTATAAAACAACATTAAATTATTTAATAATAATTGATTTTGTGTAGAATATAGTCCTGACATAATAATTATAATAATTTCTATTTATTTGTTTTTAAATACTAATCATCCTTTTTTATAATTTTAAGAGATTTTGTAAATTCAAAATTTTTAATACTTTGTCTTCGTCTCTGTAAATTACATCCAAGACAAGATATAATACAATTATTATTAGTATGAGATATATCATTATCTATTCTATCAAGTGTCCATTGTCTATGATCTAAATGTTTATTAAATAATATATATAATTCACATTTACAATAATAACATTTTAATTTAGATATTATCAATTTTTCAACACATTCATCATAATTTATGATATTATTTATATTTCTCTTCATTTTTTGATCTTGAGAACGATAACTATATATTTTCTTTTTTATTTCATTTGATATTAATATAGCGTTTTCATCTTGATTATCATCTATACAATTATTATTTATGAATAGTTGATTTAATATTCGTTGTTGTGTATATGTATTTAAATCTGGCATAATATTGTTACGTTTTTCCTTTTTTTTTACACGACATACTTTTTTGATTTGATAACGGTTGTTTGTTCCAATTATATTAATCTTTTTATCATTATTACTATCATTAGTTGTATCCATTTCTATATATATATATATTTTAGATAGCGTATAATTATGGCTTAATATATTTAATTTTAGGATTATCGCAAATAACTCCTTTTCTCGCACATTGTAAAACTTCTTTCATTTCATTATCATTAGAAACGATATATATTGGAGCTAATGGTTTTGTTAATTTTAGAACTAAATCCATTAAAAAACGTAAATTAGAATTTTCAATTATTACTACACTTTGATATAATTTATCATATTTTTCTCCATACTCTTTTCTTAATGCTTTTATACTTTTTATATAAGCAACCATTTTATAAGCATATTTTACAGGAACGGTACCTTTAATATTTGTTTTAAAAACTATCATAAATTTATTTGATGATGGATTATTATATAATTGAGTCCAAGCATTTATTATATTATTAAAATCAGTATCCAGATTATCAGTTACACCAAACGTAAATTGATGTATTGGATAATTATTTAAAATATTTGAACCGTTTCTTTCATTTCGAATAGTAATATAATCATTATCTTTTATTGTCAAAAAATGTGTCATATATTCTTCAATAGATAAAACTTTATAAATATATCTTTAAACCAGTTTAAATATAAAGTATGTATATAATTTATATGAATAGTAAAGATAATCAGTTGAAATTTAAAAATATATATCCTAAAGTTCATAATCATGCGTCCAAATCAAATATAGACAATAGTATCAGTGAACAAAATGTTAGTGAAAAAATATTAGATGACTTTCTTGAAAAGGAAAGAAATAGCAATCTTAAAGAACCATGGAATAAATTAAATAAAACTGATAAAGTAAAAAAACTTGTTGATTTTGTTAAAATTTATGTAAAAGAAAATCAAATAGAAAGTGAAAAAGAAAAAATGGAAATTTTTATGAAATCCGCTCTTGAAAACAAAAAATTATCTAAAATAAAAGATATTAAATACGATAAAGAAAATGGTATTATTAATTCAATAACAGGCTTATCATATGACAAAGATAATAAAAAATTTCATCTTCTAAGAAATGATAATTCAATAACATCAAAAAATCTCGCTCCCAAAAGAAATAAGACAAATAGTAAAAATGTTAATAAAACATTAAAAAAAAGTCCAACAAAAAACGATAAATAAAAAATAACAGCTATTTATATATTTATGTTGTTTAAAATACCAATCAAATTTGTAAACCTTTTTCATGCTTTTGTCCTCGGTGTAATTCTTACTATAATTGGTATTCTTAAAGATAAAACACCTAGTATGTTATATTATTTACTTGCTCTAATTGCTCTTCTTATACCTATATTTCAACATTTTCCTCGTTTTACATTCAAAAGTATTTATTGGGAACTAATAAGTATATTACATTATTTTGTATTTTTACCAGGTCTATTATATTTATCCTATTTAGGTATTTATAATAGTAGTGTATTGAATCCTTATTTTACAACAATATCTGCTTCAGGTGTATCGATATCAACCTATCATATCTATAAATTTATAACTCGTATTATTTAATTAATTTAAGACACTCCTCTGATGTCTGTAATGAACCTTCTATCCAAGCCTGTAACTTTGAATAATTTTCCCCAACCACATACAATGACATTTTTGTATTTGGTTGTATTATATCGTCACTTATTTTATCCGAATTATATCCAGGCAACCAGTGTGCTACTCCACATTCCCAATTTGCTATATAAGAATATTTAGGAGACTTTGTTTTTTTATTAAAAATTATATCCATATTATCACGTATTATCTTATTCAATTTTCGTTTATCTACGTTTTTCCATTGCTTAGCATATTTTGTATCTACATATGATGACATTATAGAACCTCTTTTTGGACTAATCGGTATTATATAACGTAAACGATTATTTGTTGTAGTTTTTCCAATACAATCAAACCATACATCTTTAGGATCATAAAAACTATATACCCGTGTAAGATTCTGACAATCAACTGATTTTAACAAAGGAAAGTATGGTTTCATTATATTTAATTTCATTAAGGATTGTTTTGGTATGGCCAATATTAACTTTTTTGTAATTATTTTCTTATTATTTATATTTAATACAAAAATATCATCATTATAGAAAACTTGTGTCAATACAGCATTATTATAATAATCTATTTTATTACGTGTTTCTTGTATTATATTTGATATTATCTGGTCTAATCCACCTTTTAATGAACAATATTTCATATCATCTCTTACATCATTTTTATACATTTGTATAGCATTATAAGCATTAGCATAAGCTAATTCAGCATAATATCCAGTTGAATCTAACATAAATTTTATTTCATCTTCTGTTAATACTTTTATAGCATATTCTGGAAAACTTAATTTTCTCAAATAATCATCACTATGTTTTTTTTTGTTATAATATTCAATTACTTTGTTTACCATATCAAAACCATTTATTCCTTTAAATTTATCTTTTAAATGATAATTATTTGTTGGTTGGAAATTTACTTCAGAACCAAATGTTACTTCCTTATCTTGTAAATTTAAATCCTTTATTAATTTTCTTAATAAATAATGTTCTTTATGATATCTACCTGCACCTAAATCAACAGTATGTTTTATTCCATTTACACTAATACGTAATGTTTTTATTCTACCACCCATTACATCATTCATTTCAAAACAAGAAATTTTCTTATTTTGATTTCGCATTTTATAACATATATATAATCCAGCAATACCACCACCTATTACAACAATATCATTAATATTAGTTATTTTATTTGTATTTAATATCTTCTTTCTTTGAAGAGTTGACATTATATATAATAATAATAATATATATTTTACTTTCATTATATATTTTATTACATTATTGAACACTTAATTATTTCATTACATACATCACAAATATAATCATTTGGAAACACATAATTGCCATTTATATCACACCATAGTAATGATTGTTCAAGTGTAACAACATCATTATTATAATCAATCACTAATGTGTCTTTACCTCTTGTAGATATATCTTTTTTACGACATTCTAACAAATATTTGTTATACGTGTTCATTGTATTATAATAAAATTGAAAAAACTTTAAACTATTTAATTAAATTTAATAATATAAAATGTATGAAAATAGTACTATTATGAAACGAGCTAATGATTTAATGGATATATGTATATATAGAAACCACGTAGATGATCAAGTAAAACATTTAAAATTAGTATTATCTCGTTATGAAGATAATATAATTGAATATACAATGAATATTATGGACATGTATATTAATGACTATCCGTTACATTTTGCTGAAGAAAACTTTGAAGAATTAATGGAACAAAGTGTATCAAGTATATTAACGGAACATTTAAGATTACTTTATCATAGAACTTTAAACATATCATCACCTATTATTGGTCCACATCAACATATACATAGTGATTCATATTATGAATTATGTATGGAATATATGGATATATGTTATCCATTGTTTTATGAAACAATAATACCAAGACGTAGTTATAAACATACGTTTATTCGTAAAAAACCATCAATAAAATTAATGGATAAAAAAATAACAGAAATAACTAATTTACCACAACCAGAACAACGAACAAATGAATGGTATGAATTTCGTCATAATTTAATAACAGCTTCTTCAGCTGGTAAAATATTCGATAGGGAATCGTCAAGAAATCAATTAATATATGAAAAATGTGGTCCTATTAAAAATTTTAGTGGTGGAAATAATAACAATAACATAAATTTAGATAGTCCACTTCATTGGGGACAAAAGTATGAACCTGTATCTGTAGAAATTTATGAAAATGAATACAATACAAAAGTTGGTGAATTTGGTTGTTTACCACATCTAAAGTATGATTTTCTTGGTGCTTCACCTGATGGTATCAATGTGGAATCAAATAATGATAGATATGGAAGAATGCTTGAAATTAAAAATGTAGTAAATAGAATAATTACACGTATTCCTAAAAAATTATATTGGATACAAATGCAATTACAAATGGAAACGTGTAATCTAAACGAATGTGATTTTCTTGAAACAAAATTTATTGAATATCCTACAAAAGAAGATTTTGATAATGATGGTACTTTTCTTGAAAATATAGATGGTAAAGAAAAAGGAATTATATTGAGGTTTAGTCTTGATGATGGAAGTGTTAAATATGAATATAAACCATTAAATATGATATATAACAATTATCTTATATGGAAAAATGAAAAAATAGAAAAATATGGTTGTGATAAATTAATGGAAGTTATATATTGGAAATTAGAAATAAAAAGTTGTATACTTGTTCTTCGTAACAAATTATGGTTTAAATCTGCGATCGTAAAAATTGAAGAAACATGGAATATTATAGAAAAAGAACGTATTGAAGGTTGTGAACATAGAGCACCAAAGAAAAAAATAAATAAAAGCGAAAATATGTTTAATGAATGCTTAATAAATATGGATATTGATGGAAATATTTTACATGATAATACTAATATAGAAGTATCAAATAATACTGAAAATAAAACAGATAATGAAACAATAGAGAAGTTCTTTAATCCAGAAAAGAAAATAAGAACTGAGTCATTTGATGAAACATTAATAAAAATAAATAAGGGAGAATTAGATTAATCTTTATTATAACTTTAAATATAATATAGTTCCAATAATAATTAATATTAAATAATATATTACTTTTAATAAATTGTTTTTTAATTTTATATAATTCATAAACATGGTGTGAATACCACCTACACTTACAAATAAAAATATGGTTCCTATTAAGTATTTTATTTCATTTATGTTTATCTGGTTAACAGCAAAAAAATGGTTTAATTTATCTTTTAATTCAAGTGTATTCATAATATAATATAATTATATATTATTTAATTTATCGTTTTTTTGATAAATGGTTTCTAGTGTTCTGCATATTAATTAAAATAAATTTGTATTGAAAATAAATTTATTTTATAATCATTATTTATCTTTTTCAAACACTTTACAAAACAATTAACTAGAGAGAAGGAGAGAAATCATTTTTTCTCTATCGTGTATATCTCTTAAATCTCCTGGTGGTAATTGTGTTCTATCGTAATACTCTTGAGATAAACTAAAAGGAAACGAATATGAACGTGGTTGTTCAAAATTACGATTTATCATTGTTTTTAAATTTTCTTTATAAGATATTACTGTAATAGAAGACACAAATATAATAAGTAATAATAATATAGCATGATAAATGTATTTAATCAACATATTATATTTATAGTATAACTATATAAAATAAACTTCATAATATAGTATATATTATGTCATCATTTAACACGGATGAGATGTTTGTAATAAAACGCAATGGTATTAAAGAAGAAGTTTCATTTGATAAAATTTTAGTAAGGGTAAAAAAGGTAGGAAAAGAGTCAAATGTAAATATTAAATATAGTCCATTAGTTATGAAAATTATAGATCAATTATATGATGGTATTCAAACAACAGAGATAGATGAATTAACAGCTGAACAATGTGCAAGTCAATGTACAATTCACCCTGATTTTGGAACATTAGCAAGCAGAATAATTATTTCTAATAATCATAAAAATACAGAATCGTCATTCTATGTAAAAATGGAAAATTTATATAATTTTAAAGATATACATGGTGAAAACTATCCAATATTAAATGATACATTTATGAATAATTTAAACAAAATAAAAGATCAAGTAGAAGAAATCATAGATTATGAACGTGATTATTTAATTGATTACTTTGGTTTTAAAACACTTGAGCGTGCTTATTTATTTAAATTAAAAGGTGTTATTGTAGAACGCCCACAAGATATGTGGATGCGTGTAGCAATATGTATTCATGGTGATGATATTCATAAGATAAAAACTACATATAATCTATTAAGTAATAAATATATTACACACGCCACACCAACATTGTATAATGCAGGAACACAATGTCAACAATTAAGTTCTTGTTATCTAATAGCTATGGAAGATGATAGTATTGATGGTATTTACAATACATTAAAAGATTGTGCGAATATTTCAAAATATGCTGGTGGTATTGGATTACATATTCACAATGTTCGTGCTTCTGGAACACATATTAGAGGAACAAATGGAACTTCTAATGGTATTGTTCCTATGTTACGTGTATTTAATAATACTGCACGATACGTTGACCAATGTATAACACCTGAAACTTATATCTATACAACATCTGGACCAATTAAAATACAAGATGTAATGAGTAATGAAACAGAAATTGTTAATTCAACAGGTAATACAGAGGTAATAGAAAATGTTCTTGAACATTCTTATAATGGAACAGTTTATAATATAGAAACTATGCATTCTATTGAACCACTTACAATAACAGATGAACACCCTGTATTTGTTATTTCAAATCAAAAAAAAGGTATTAATTATGATGTTATTAAGAATAGATTAAATAAAGGATTAATAAAACCTGAGTTTAAGGATGTAAAAGATTTAACATATGATGATATGATAATTTATAAAATTCCACAATATGAAAAGGATATAAAACATATTAATGAAGATGATTGTTATATATATGGAATTATTCTAGGAGATGGATATATGAAAAATGATAGTAATACTGGTCACATTACATTACATACAAAAAACAAAAGGGATGTATTAGAAATTGTTGAAGAATATTTTACCAGTCGTTGTATTCAATATTCAATAGAATGTGATGAAAATACATCAAGAATTCGTTGGAACAAAACAATTAATTTACCATTTAGACATGCTGATGTATATGACATAAATGGGGAAAAACATGTCCACAAAAAATGGTTAAATTTACCATTAAACAAAATAAAAAATATTATAAAAGGTCTTATTGATAGTGATGGTTGTTATTACAAAGAACTTGTATTCGATAGCACATCAAGAAATTTAATTGAAAGTATGCGTTATATGTTTATGCGGTGTGGTATTTTAACAAGTGGATATATAAGAGATAGAATAGGTGAAAAACATGAAACATCAAAAGGAACTATTGAACATAAAAAAATAGGTTATACTTTGCGTATTCCTTGTACAGAAGATGTAATAAATTTTATAAATAATGAAAATTTGAATAAAGATTACAATAATAAAAGTTATGTTAAATTTTTCAAATATAAAGATTATTTATGCACAAGAATTAAAAATATTACAAAAACAACATATGATGGTGTTTTATATGATCTACAAATGAAAAATGTTCATGACTATACAACACATAATGGTATCATACATAACGGTGGCGGTAAACGTAATGGAAGTTTCGCTATATACTTAGAACCTTGGCATTCTGATATTTTTCAATTTTTAGAAATGCGTAAAAATCATGGTGATGAAGAGTTGAAAGCTCGTGATTTATTTTATGCTTTATGGATACCTGATTTATTTATGAAACGTGTAGAAAAGAATGAAAGTTGGACATTAATGTGCCCACACGAATGTCCAGGATTAGCAGATGTTTATGGCGGTGAATTCGAAAAATTATATATTAAATATGAGACTGAATTAAAAGGTAAAAAAACAATAAAAGCCCGTGACTTATGGTTTTCTATTATGGATAGTCAGATGGAAACAGGAACTCCATATATTTTGTATAAAGATGCTTGTAATATAAAATCGAATCAAAAGAATTTGGGTACAATTAAATCTTCAAATTTATGCACTGAGATAGTAGAATATAGTAATGATGAAGAAACAGCTGTTTGTAATTTAGCGAGTATAAGTTTATCAACATTTGTTAGTGAAGAAACTGGAATTTTTGATTATGATAAATTACTTGAAGTTACAAAAATAGTTACTGAAAACTTAGACAAAATAATTGATATTAATTTTTATCCAACAGTAAAAACACGTTGTAGTAATTTTAGACATAGACCAATAGGTATTGGTGTTCAAGGATTAGCTGACGCATTTTTTAAAATGAATATTTGTTTTGGATCTAAAGAATCAAAAGAAATTAATAAAAAAATATTTGAAACAATATATTATGGTGCTTGTTTAATGTCAAATCAAATATCGAAAGATAGATATGAAAAATATATGAATGATAATGATAGTTTTAAAAATCAATTAAACGAATATGAAATGGATAGTTTCAATAAAAGAAATGAAATAAAATCAAAGTTGATAGGTGCTTATACAAGTTTCGAAGGTTCACCAATTAGTGATGGTAAATTCCAATTTGATTTATGGAATGAATCTCCATTTACAAATCGTTATGATTGGTCTTCGCTCAAAAAAGATATTAAAAAATATGGAATACGTAATTCATTATTAGTTGCTCCTATGCCTACAGCATCAACAGCACAAATTCTTGGAAATAATGAATGTTTTGAACCAATTACAAGTAATATATATAGTAGAAGAACACTTGCTGGTGAATTTATAATAGCAAATAGATATTTGATGAAAGATTTAATCAAATTAGGTTTATGGAATGAAGATGTAAAGAATAATATAATAGCAAATAAAGGTAGTGTTCAACACATTGCTAATATTCCTGATAATATAAAAGAAAAATATAAGATTGTATGGGAAATGAAAATGCGTGATTTAATAGACATGGCTTCAGATAGAGGTAAATATATCTGTCAAAGTCAAAGTCTTAATTTATGGCAAGAAGACCCAAATTATGGTTCATTAACAAGTATGCATTTCTATAGTTGGAAAAAAGGTTTAAAAACCGGAATATATTATTTACGCAGAAAAGCAAAACATCAAGCACAACAATTTACAATTGATCCAAGTAAAACAACAAATGACAATAATGAAGAACCGTGTGAAATGTGTAGTGCTTAATTAATGAAATAAAACACTTAAAATATAATTTATATTATAAAATATTATGGATAATTCTAAAACACTCGAAAATTTGCGTGTAAAAATAGAAAATCTTGATATTTTTCATCAAAAAGAAATACTAAAAATATTTGTAAAAAATAATGATTCTGTAACTCTTAATGAAAATAAAAATGGTGTCCTTGTTAATTTAACGGATGTTCCTGAAAATATTATAAATGAATTAAACGAATATATCAAATATGTTTATACTCAAGAAAAACAGTTAGAAGATGGTGAAATGGAAAAAAATACCATAAAAAGTAGTTTCTTTTAATATAGAATATATACAAACAACTTAGAAATTGTATATAATGTATATATAATGACATCAAATATACCAATAATAAATAATAATTATAAAAATTATAGTATTAATAATACGTTAATTAATATTATAGATAGTGATAATGATAATGATAGTGATAATGATAATAACAGTACAAGTTCAGACGATAGTTATGGACTTGTTAATTATAAAAAAAAGACAATGAATCACAAATCAAAATATGATAATATATTAAATGAATTAAGAGATTATATGTTTACAAGTAAATTATTACGTAATAAAACACGAAATATCAATAATAATAATAATAATAATAATATTGTAAAAGAGAGTAAAAAGAAAACATATAAATATCATCGTTCATTATTCGTTCCAGATAAAGGAGATACATTATTTTGGATTTTTTATAGTATGATAAATGGTATAGATATGTATGAATTAATAGGAAACAATTATTTTATTACAGAAAAAAATGAAAAAATTAAATACATAGATATTATTAAACAAAACAAAGATAAGATACGTGAATATAAAATTAAAAAAATATCGTCTTGTGAAGATGATTTGATTAATAATGAACGTATTTCATTAAAAACATTTCATATGTTGTGTATATGTTATGACATTGATTTTATGTTTATAAAAAATAGAACATATTATATGCATAAAATGGATACGGAAGAAGAAATAGAAAATAAAGATGTTAATAATAGTATTATTAATAATTACAATAATAATAATAATGTTCAATATGATGATCATTATAAAGAAAATTGTGATGAATGTGATGAATGTGATGAATGTGATGAAGACGATGAAGATAATGAAGAATATAAAAAATATCAAAAAATAGATTGGGATAAAGAAAACTGTTTATTAGATATCAATAATAAAATCATTAATGAAAAACAAGAACAAGTGATTATGAAAAATATTTATGTAATTCATCAATTAGAAAATAATAATTATGGATGTGAATTTAAAATATACAAAGAAGTTTTTGAAAATTATAAACAAACACGATTAAAAATTATGAATTATGATAAACCTATAAAATCAATGACATCATATTCATTAAATGAACTTAAAGAAATATGTAATACATTACACATAAAAATAGAACGTAATCAAGGTAAAAATAAAACAAAAACAGAATTATATACAGATATTGTATCATACATAGACGTGTAATAAAATTGAAAAATTAATATATAAAATATAACCAATATATATTATATATGACGAAATCAACAAAAAAAGATAAATTTAAACAGTTGGTAGAAACATTTAATACAGTTAATTTACCAAATAAAAACAAAGAATTAGAAGTTCGTTTTGGAACAAAAAATAAAGGTAAAAAAACAATTACTAAAAATGATTTTGATAATGTCATAGCATCATTACAATCAATGGGATTTATATGTGAAAATGTATTAGGTGAATATTTGATGCGTATTGGTTATATGTATATTAATAAATCTGGTAAAAAAATACGTTCAAATGCTCGTCTTGAACTCGATGGACATCATGTTGTAAAAACATATTGTTCAAAAGAAAACATAAAAAAATTACTTGATGATGACTTATTAAAAAACTATATACGTTTTGTTCGTAAAGATTATATTAATGTTAATGAAGAGAAATTAAAACCATATGATTCTGATGATTATGGATTTAGAGTATCACTACAGACAGAAGAAATATTAATGGATAATTTACCTTTTATACGATCAACTATTGATTCTTGGGATGAAATAGAAAAGACATATCGTTATATTAAACGTTTTCGTTTTACACATAAAGATTATCCATTATATTGTGATTTAAGTATAGTAAAATCATCTAATTTCGGAAAATCGTATTATATTCTTGAAGAATCAGGTGTATTTAAAAATTTAGAAAATTATGAAATAGAGATTGAAGTAGACAATAATAAATTATATAATTTAACATTGGAAAATGATACCAATAATGATGTTAATATGATTGAAATAAAAACAAATATGATAATGGAATCATTAAAAAAAACAATAAAAACTATATTACAAGGACTACAGAATACAAAATTTCCTATATCATTAAGTGAAATAAATAATATATATAATGAATATTCTGAATTTATATTAAAAAATAAAAATAATGAAAGAGTATCATCATTAAATCCAACACAATTTATAGGTCCTGGAACAAGAACATTAAAACAAAAACATATTATGGAATTACAAGATGGAATGAATACAAAATCTATAAGAAATAATTATACAGTAACAGATAAAGCAGATGGTGAACGTTGTATGTGTTATGTATCATCGTTAGGTAAAATTTATTTAATTGATTCTAATATGCGAATTCGTTTTACAGGTTCTGTAACAAAAGAAAAAAAGATATTTAATACAATTATTGATGGTGAACTTATATTATATAATAAAGAAAATCAATTTATTAACTTATATGCTGCTTTTGATATATATTTTGTTCGTGGTAAAGACGTAAGAAAACAACCATTTGTAAATAACAAAATAAAAATGCAAGATGATAAAAAAATAATATATCGTCACACATTACTTAAACAATTTATGGATATAATTAAACCTGAATGTGTATCAAATCAACATACAAACGCAATGCGTTTTGAAATGAAAGTATTTGAAATTGCTACAGAAGAAAAAAACATATTTAAATGTTGTGATATTGTCTTACATAAAACACAACACGAAAGTTATACGTATGAAACAGATGGTCTTATATTTACACCAGCATTGGAACCATTACCAGGAATAAATTATAAACATACTTGGGACAGTTCATTTAAATGGAAACCACCAAAGTATAATACTATTGATTTCTTGATATCTTACTCCAAAAAAGAAAATGGTGATGATATTGAAGGAACTATATATCATGATGGTTCTTCTAATTCAAGAGATACAGGAATAAAAAAATATAAACAAATACGATTATTATGTGGATTTAATCAAGGTCATAAAGATCATGGTTATATGAACCCACTTGAACAATTAATAGAAGATAAAATACCTGATAAAAAAATTAATAATGAATATGAACCTGTTCCTTTCTATCCTACTAACCCTTATGACCCTAATGCTTCTAAATGTAATATTATTATGAAAAAAGACAATAATGGCATTGATCAATTATATACAACTGAAGGTGATGTAATAGAAAATGATACTATTGTAGAATTTGCTTATGATGACTTAAAACCATCATTATGGAAATGGGTCCCATTACGTGTTAGACGTGATAAAACATATCAATTTAAAATAGGTATAAAAAATTATGGTAATGCCTATCATGTAGCTAATGATAACTGGCAAAGTATACATAATCCAGTAACAAACGAAATGATACGTATGGGAGAAAATATACCAACTGAATTAGTTGACGATGATGTATACTATAATCGTGTAAATGGTAAAACAAACACACGGTCTATGCGTGATTTTCATAATATGTATGTAAAACGTTTACTAATAAAATCAGTATCAAAGCCTGGTGGGACACTAATGGATTTTGCTGTAGGTAAAGCTGGAGATTTTCCAAAATGGATATCCTCAAAATTATCATTTATTTATGGTATTGATGTATCATTAGATAATATAGAGCATAAATTAGATGGTGCGTGTTCAAGATATCTAAACTATAAAAAAGAAAATAATAATACACCTTATGCTTTATTTGCCAATGGTGATAGTGGTGAATTAATACGAAATGGTGATGCTCTTGTAAACCCTGTATATAAAAGAATTAATAAAGCTGTATTTGGTGAAGGTCCAAAAGATAAAAAAATACTTGGCGATGGTGTATATAGACAATATGGTATAGGAAAAGATGGTTTTGATGTAACATCATGTCAATTTGCTCTTCATTATTTCTTTAAATCACCATTAATACTTAAAAATTTCCTTACTAATGTTAGTGAATGCACAAAAGTAGGTGGGTATTTTATAGGCACTTGTTACGATGGTAGTAGTGTATTTAATTTATTAAAAAATATGAGTAAAGATGAAAGTAGTGCTATATTTAAAAATAATCAAAAAATATGGGAAGTAATAAAACAATATGATAATGAAGAATTTGAAGATGATTCAACTTCTATCAATTGTAAGATAAGTGTATATCAAGAAAGTATTAATCAACCAATACCTGAATATCTTGTGAACTTTAATTATTTTGAAAGATTAATGTCAAATTATGGTTTTATTGTGATATCAAAAGAAGAAGCAAATCAAATTGGATTACCATCTGGTATGGGAATGTTTAATGAATTATTTATGCATCTTGAAAGTGAAATAAGAAATAATCATATAAAAGAAAGTAATATTGGTAAATCAAGATATATGAGTGAACAAGAAAAAAAAGTATCATTTTTAAATAAATTCTTTGTATTTAAAAAAGTAAGACAAATTACAAAAGAAGATCTATCAAAAGAATTACAACAAGAAGTTATGGAATTTAATGAAAATATTGAAGATAATATAAAAAATAACAAAGAGAATAATAATAATGATGATAATGATGATAATGATGATAATATTGAAATTAATAAAGAAGATAATAATAATGAAAATAATAAAAAAACAAATAAAAATGCTAAAAAAATAAATAAAAGAGTTAAACTTACACTTAAAAAGTAATTAAAATAATTAATATAGTATAAAACTATGAGTTATTTCTATATACCAAAAAATTATTCATATATAAACCCTGATCACTTTTCAGTTTATTCAATATCATCAAACACTAATAATTCAAGAACAACAATTCATTATTATAATAAAAAATTAGAAAAAATGCGTAAAAAATATGCTTCTATATGGAATTTATATAATGAATATTATTTTTATTATAGAAATATAATGAATATTAATAATTATAGTAATAAAAATAAAAAAAATGATAAAAATGATAAAAATGATAATAATTCTATAACAAAATTTATTGCTTTAAATCGTTCATTTTATGTTATATGGGAATTAAATAATATATACAATTTTTTGGAAAAATATAAATTAATAAGCAATTTACATTGCTTTCATTTTTCAATGTGTCAAACCGGTATTATTCAATATTTAAATATAAAAAGATTATCAAATAATGATAAACATAACGGTATATACAGTGAAGAATGGAGAAAAAATCACAATTATCTATCAATAAATGATAATATTGTTTTTGATGAATACATAAGCTATAATATTCTAAATGAAGACATGTTAATGTATTGTTCTAATAAATATAATGGACACTATGATATTATTACCTTTTTATCTAACAACGAAATAAATATGATAAATGTAACATTACCTTGTATAAAAGAAAATGATTTAATTATTATGAAAATATTGTATTCATTAATAATACAAAAAAAAGGTGGAACGTTAATATTTTCCATAAATGGATTAATTGACCGTTCGTTAATGGACATTTTTTATTTATTGTCAAGTTGTTATAATAAAATTATAATTACTAAACCATTATTAATTAAAAATACTGATAATGAAAAAATTGTTATATGTAGCAATTATTTATCAAATTACGAACCACAATTTTTATATTCACTCGCAAATAATGTATTAAATGTAATAAAAAATAAAATAAAAAAAGATAATAATATAAAAATTTTAAATATTGATATACCTTCTTTCTTTTTAAATAAACTTAGTGAAATAAATAATATAATGTTCCAACAAATGGTTGATACAACATTATCTGTAATTAATTTAAAAAATGTTGAAAATATAAAAGAACAACTTGAAAAATTAAAAAAACGTGGAATACAAAAAAGTTTAAACTGGTGTATTCAAAATAATTTTGATTATGATAAAAATATTATGAATATAATGAAAGATTTTTAAACATAATATCTATAATATAATATTTTGTATTTTTTCTCTAATATCAATCTCTGTTATTTGATTGTTATTATTGTATATTAACTTATATGACGCATAATCAATAATAATTGTACTATTATTATATACTATAGGATTATTTTGTAAATCATCAAAATTTATTGGAACTTGAGAACCACTATTATTATCAAGATTAGTATATGAATTACCTGGAAAAAATATATATAAAATAACATCTTTTAATGTAATTGATGATGTTTTCATTGGAACCGATAATGATTTATGATAAAATGTATTAGTTGAAACACCTATATTACCATTTGTTATATTTTGTTGTGAATTATCATAATCATTTATAAACCCAGATGTTCCACTTTTTGATTTACTTGAAATATTACTAGTAACACTATCATCAACATTTGAATTTTTCACAATAATACCATCATTTTCTTTTATACCAGAAATCAATCCTGTAGTATTTTTTGGAATATTATATATTTCTATAAAATATCTATATCTTGATGTAGATATCTCTTTAGTAAATGAATTCCAAGTTTCTAAACTACCAATATAATTAATTATATATTCATTACCAAAAATATCCACCATTGTTTCACCTATAGTTGTTTCATTACCACCAGCCGCAACCCAATTTATGATATATTGAGCATCTGTTATATTGACAATACCACCTGCCCCAGTATCCTTTAATAAATCTGCTTGATTAACAACATATTCATTACCAAAAATATCAACCAATGTTTGACCTATATTCGTCTCATTTCCACCAGCAGCAACCCAATTTATTATATATTGTGCATCAGTAATATTAGTTACACCCTTATTATCATAGTTACCTTTTAATATTGACATATATATTACAATGAAAATATATATATATGTCAAATTATTTCATTTATTTAATATTTAACTTGCATTTTCAAATGAAACCTGACCTTTAACGCCATCAATATAAATTTCAAATCCTTGTAAATTAAATTGTTCCATTGTAGCATTTTTCACTGTTCCACCTGATAGTATTTCAGCAGAAGTCGTTTTTTCTAATCCAATATTAATAACCCATCTTTGTGATGTATCATTATTTAATGTAAATTGCTGATTACTATCACTATCTTGAACAACAAAAAATGGTGTAAATTCATCACTTGGTATAAGACCCAATTGAGTTTGACTTGTTGAAAAACTAATTTGTTTTACACCATTCGCACTTGTTGGATTTGTTACTGGTCTATATGGTGGTATATTCGAATATGGATCTGCTGTATAAACACTATCTATATCATAAAGAATATTATATTGGTTATTTGATTTATAATATAACTTGTCTGATAAACTCCAATCATCATCTTGAGCTATCAATGTCATAGCACCAATTACAACATTACTTCTAACTTCAACAAACGTAGAATCTTTTGGTTGACGTGTTACAGGATGAAATTCAGCCCATGACCCTCTTGTTGTTCTAAATTCGATCTTAGCAATGAATGGTTCAGGTTCAGGTTCCGGTTCTGGTTCTGGCTCAGGTTCTGGCTCAGGCTCAGGTTCCGGTTCTGGCTCAGGTTCAGGTTCTGGCTCAGGCTCAGGTTCTGGTTCAGGTTCTGGTTCCGGTTCTGGTTCTGGTTCAGGCTCTGGTTCAGGTTCCGGTTCAGGCTCTGGTGGATATAATTGTGATATTGTTGCGTCAATATTATAAGTAGATGGATCATCTATAATAGTTGTTATGTCATTAACATTTATATTTTCTGTTGCATTATTTGTGCCAGGTAATGTTGTATTAACTGTGCCTGTTCCATCATTATTTCCACTTTGTGTAACATTTAATTCAAGTGTTGATGTTAATTTATTAGTAATTTCTATTTTCTCAACAAAATCATCGGCATCATCACGAATAGCATTACCATTAGAATCTATGTTAATATTAATACTTTGACTATTGATATAAGTAACTATATCATCTATTAATATTTTAGAATTGTTTTGAATTTGTGTAAATATATTATTAGGATTATTTATATCTAAAGAAGGATAATTTATGACTTGATTAGGAATATTATTTAAATAATCATTATTAATTCCAGCAATATCTAATATTCTGTCATATAAATCATTTAAAGTATTTCCACCTTGATTAAAAAGATTATTACTACTATTAGTATCTATATAAAGTTTATCACTATTTGTATTTATATCATATATAGTTGTTAAAACAATTGATGTATTTATAGCAATTTTTTCACGATAATTAGATGATTTAGTGCTATCTAAAGAATGAACAATATCAATTATACTATTTACAATTTGTGCTGTAGCTATCATTTGAATATTATTATTTACCAAATAATCATTATAAATATTTATATTATCATTAAGTGTTGTATTTATTCTAAATTTAAGTAATTTATCGTTTATAACATCTTTAACATTTAATGTTGTTTTTGTAGTTAATTCTTGTGAAGTATCAACTTGTCCACTTCCAGTATCAATAATTTCTGCGTTATCTAATGAAAAAATATCATTTAAAACAGAGTTTGTTATTATTGTTGTTATAACATTTAATGTATTAAAATTTGGAATTCCATTACTAACATCAATAATAGATTTCATTTTATATGATTGTGTATTAGTGGCTATATCTATTCCACCATCTGAAATAATAAGTATTAATTTTACATCATTATTAATTTTAACATTAATATCAAAAAAACCATAGCTATTTGTAATACCCTGTCCAATTAAATTAGAGTTATTTATAATAGAATTTTCTAATATAGGCATTAAAGATGGTAATGCGTAAATTTTAATATTAGAATCTCTAATATAACCTTTGATTACAGCACCTTTTAATACAACATCAATACCCCTATCATCAATTGGACGTTTTAACTTACAAATACAAGGTGATGAACTGCTACGTCTACATATTGCTGCACGAATACCAGGAGCCCTTCTTCCAACACCAGAACCAACTACAATATTATCACGATTTAAATTATATTCACGATTCATTATAGATGATAAATGTAATTTTTTACCTGCACCACGTGAAGAAAAAATCATACTATATTATAATCATACAAAATTTAATTTTGTTGTGTAAGTAAATCAGTATAGTTAAGATTTCTTTTTGTTTTTCCATTTTCAATCGTTACACTACATCCTCCTGATTTTTCTAAAGTAGAAACATCAAATAAATTAATATTATTATTTAAAAGAAATTTTTTAATATTATTAATTTTATCTTGACTGTTTTCATCAACGTGAAGATGAATGCTTAATAATTCTGGTGAAACATTTTTTGATAATAATTCATTTACAATACTGGTTAATTGATTATATTGTAATGTCCCACAAGTATCAGAAAGACATATGTTATTAAAATTAAAATTATTTTTATAATAAATAATTTCATTAACAATATTTTTTTCATTTATTATTCCTGCTATAGGACATTCATTTATACAGGAAATATATAATTTTTTAATTCCATTATTATTATCATAATTATCTGTTTTTTCAAGATAATTCATCATAGTTTCTAATTCAGATTTAGTCTGGTTTAATGTTTTACGAATATTTTTTTCCTGAAATTTGGTAGATACAGATGTTATAAATGAAAAATTCCTGACGCCGAATTGAACACCTTTTTCAAGATTTTTTTGATTAGGTACAAGTAAATAAAAATTCTTTTTTGGAAATTTACATTGAGCAAATTTATATAATTCGATAGAATCTTTCATCATAGGTAATACTTTTGGTGAAACTATACTACCAACCTCTATATGTTGTGGATTATATCCATATACAATATTTTTCAATATATTCTTTTTTTCAGTTAAAGAGTATACTTTTTCGCAAGCTTGTAATCCATCTCTTAACGATACATCAAAAAAACGCATTTATATATAATACATTAAAATAGATATTTTCAATATGTTTTAATATATAATTAAATGTCAAAACAATTATATAGACTTTAAATTAATAATTATACACGGTCTATATATTCAAGTCCTTCACTAATACAATAGCATATAGCAACAAAAAGTAATGTTTTTATTAAATATCCCTTAATATTAGGATTTCCATCAGAATTTAATCCAAAAACAAAATATTTCATCATAATCATTTTATGAAAAAATGGTAGTTGAAATAAAAAGAATACACAGGCCATAATAACATAACGATGTATACTGTCGTATAATGTTATTTGTTTCTCTTGTGAAATTTCATCTTTTTTTATACTACTTATTAATTCTTCGTTAGTTTCAATATTTTTGATATAATCAGGAATAGATTCTGGAATTTTATTTTGTTGTACTTCTGCGTCCATTGATATATTTGATTCTTCAATTGGTATATCGCGTGATGGTAGATTAATAACACCACCACCACTTACACTTTGTATTCCTGAAACAATTTCATTCATATCTTGATTCTTTTCACTAATTTTCATTTTTATATTTTCACCGGGTAAATCATTTATACTTGTAGTATCCATATATACAAATGATTTAAATTAATAAATTAAATTATGACGCAATTTATTAAAAGGCCTTTACTATAATAATTAATCATTTATTTTTACAGTTTTTAATTTTTTATTACAACGTGTATTTTCTAACTTAAATTTGTAACATTTATCATCATATTTAAATGTTTTATCATCAATATCTTCTGCGTTAGCTTTATAGAAAACAATACATTTTCTTCCTTTACAAACTTTCTTAAATAATGTTGCTATTCCTAACCCTAAAATTATTGACATGAATATTTTACCACCTTCTGAATTAATTAATTTTTTGAGATTCATATATAAACTATATATAACCTATATATTAATTTTCATCTTGTTTTATTGATTGTGTTGGAACATTATTAATTTCTTTAGGATTTAATGGACATTTTACTTCTTGATAACCAAATTTAAAACAATTTTCAGCATCATCTTTATAAATAAATTTGTCTATATTATCAGGAGATGGATATATATGTATGACTTTAGGTTCTACTTCACTTATGTAAACAAAAAACATACCAATAGCAAAACTTATAAGAAATAATTTTGTGTTTATTAAACCAAACATATAATATTGTAATATTATTTTTACTATAACTTATTCTCCTTTTCGATATATATTTGATTCTATTTTTGATTTTATAATTCTATTTTGTATTGTATCAACATATATATAATTTCTTTTAATAAATTCATAATTATTTTTGTTAGATGGTTCTACAATATATATATTATATTTAAAGGAATTAATATTAGATATTAAATTTCCTAATTCATTTACATATTTATCAGCAACAACTTTAAAAATATTTTCTTGTTTTAATTGTTGTTTTGTATTTTCATCAGTTGTTTCAAATAATTGTATTGTTCTTTTAATAGAATCAATTATTTGGTCTCTATTATCTTCTAATTTTTCAATATCATATAAATCGTATTTATCTGAAATATTTAAAAATCCTAATTTTATATCATCTAAATTAGAGTAAAGAATTTCAAGGTTTTTTTTAGTTTGTTTAAACATTTGAATAGTTTTATCAATGTCTGTAAATTCAAATATCATATCTAACTTCATTCGTATTATATCATTTTTTAGTTTATCTATTCTTGTCATAATACCCTGACCTTGACCATCGCCGTGTAATAATCTTTCATATGGTATATGTTGATCTTTCAATATTGATATATTTAAATTACAAGGAGATGTTTGTGTTCCACATCTTGCTATTATTTTTTCATTTTTATACATGAATATAGAATTAACATTTCGATTACAATTAACACAAGGATAAGATAAATCATCTAATTTTTTCTTAATTTTATTATTACTGTATCCCTTTTTCTTCATTATTTCAATTTTTTTTTCACGTATTTTATTTTTATTTGTTTCATATTTACATTTCATATAATAATAATTTGTAACTGCATTTTCAATATCTTCTTGATGTTTTTTAAATTTATCTACTTGATATTCATATTCATCTATATTATCATTATTTCCTTTATTATTTATTTGACTTCCACCTTCTACTATATTATTATGATAGAGCATTATATAATAGATAAATATATTTATAGTTACCATTTAGGCAAATTAGTTATCATTTGTTGTTTTTCTTTTCGTCTGGTATCTTGATAGTTTTTAATCTTACTCATAATATATTGTTCTTTTTGTTTTTCTTTTATATAAATTTCTTCTTTAGTTAATCGACCCTTATATCTTGAATAAAGAATGATACATATAATAAAAACAAGTCCTAATGTGACAGATACATTAAAAACAGTATTATAATATCTATTTTTTAAATTGTTACATTTATTTAACGTAGCATTTAAAAAATATCTAACGCCCGGTTCAATTAATATAGGGTTTTCAGGCTTTGATTCCATGTTTTATTTGTATATAAAAAAATAGAATTATATATCTATTAATTATATGAAAGTAACAGATATAAAATATACAACATTCTTTGTTATTACTATATTATTTTTCTTAATAAAGAATAAACTCGTAAATAAAGAATCAGATGTATTAAAAGATAATAATAATGGTAATACAATATTTACACCAAATGTTGTATCAATATTAGTTTATGTATTAAGTATTTATGTTATAGATACATTAATACCTTTAATAGAAAATGGACTTGTTATGTGGGGTATAAATTCATTATATTGGTTATTTTTCTTATTAACAATAATTGTTGTAAATACAATTCCTGGTTTAACTACAGCATTTTCAAATACATTTGGATATATTTACTGTTGTTATTTTTCACAAAGTAAGACAAATTCGATTATAAATAATTTTTTCAATAATATTTTCAAAAGTGAAAATGATAAAAAGGAGATATTAAAAATGATATATACAGATAGATCTTTAATATTAAATGAACTAAATAGTGAAAACATAAAAGATTTTCTTCAATTAATGTTAGGAACATCAAGTAATATTGAAAATGGAAAATATGATTATATAGAAAATATTTCTGATAATCTCAAAGAAACAATACAAAAACTTGAAAATTTAATTGAGAGTAAAAAGGAAGTAGCTTATTTTATCTGGTATATATTAGCTGGTTCAGTTTTTATATCAATGTCAAATACTTATTATATAAAAAATAAAAAAGATAAACCTGTAAAAATAGAACAAGAAATTATTGACCAATAAATATAATTGTTTATTATGACAGTATTAAATAATATAATACCATCATATACGAAAGTATTCCTAAACATAAAGCGATAAACCATAATGGTAACACTGTTTTGGTAGTATGACCAACACCAAAATGTTTTACACTACCATCATTATCAAATAAAAAGGTTGGTTTTGTTACAACAAGTATATAAAATAAAATTAAAAAAAGAATTATCGAAATATATAATATATTTTTTCTAACATATGTCTTCATCATATATTATATAGTATACAAAAAATTAATATTCATCATAACTTGCCATATTATCATCATCATCTAAATGAGATATATCATTTCTTTCGCGCATTTCTTCCTGATAATATACTTCTATTTCTGCCATTTCTTGGTCATAAACATTTGGATCATAATGAACTAATCCTTTTTCTAAACCTTTACTCCACTTACCTAATTTATTATTTTTAAGTTCATTTTCTATTTCACGTGATTCATCAGTCATCTTTTCAAGTTTTTCTGTAATTCTTAGTTTTTCTTTTTCTTTATTTTGTAATATTTTTTTCATTATTATTTCATAGTTATTATTAACAGTAGATTTCATAGTATTACAATGAATTATAGTATCTTTTATTAAATTAGCAATATCTGTTCTTGACTCTACAATATTTTCTACTGTAAAATTATCAGCTTCTTGAGCAAATTCAATATAATTATTTAAAATATTTAACATATAATATTTATATAATTGTTTTATAACTACATCATCAAATACAGTATAAACGATAGAACCATTATTTTCATAAACAGGTAATATAATAGGTGTTAATTGTGATAATGTGTATAAAATAATATTACGATCCGCAACTTTTTGAAACATTTTAATAATGTCCATTTTTTTAAATAATAATGACATCCATTCGTAATATTGTTTATTTACATTATTCAAATTTTTTGTATGTGTATTAGATAATTTCCAATAAAGTGGTATAATATCTTTACTAATACTTTCATTATTTTCACTATAATGTAATTTCATTGTTTCTATTAATTTTGGTATTACTTTGCACATTTCGTAAATAATATTTTTATAATTTTGTAGTTGATTTACATATACATCTTTATCAAATAATAACATATTATTTGTTTCATACTTTTCAAAATTATTAATAAAATCATTTATAATTCTATCTTCTTTACCAGATATCAATGCGTTTTCATTTATAAAACTTTTAATACGATTTATTATTATAGTATTTTCCTGTTGTATTTTTGAAACAAATATATAGCTTTCTTTAAAACGTTCATTTTTTTTCATTGATATATCAAATGTATTTGTTAATTGTTTTACTTCATTGTAAATTTTTGAAATTACAATATCATCTTTTTTATCATCTAAGAATCCAATATATTTATCCATTGATACAGATATTTTTGTAGGTGGTTCAATATTCACTATATTCATTTTATTAATTTTATTCATTAAAACTAACAACATCGAATTATTTAATTGTTTACCTGATTTTTTCAATATTTCTATTTTATCTTCAATAGTATTTGTATTTAATAATCCATTATCTTTTATTTCACATATATCGTGAATATCTTTATTTAATGAAAACATATTTGATGTTTTATTCCATTTACAATAACTTATAAAAGCGGTATAAATTGTTTTGTCATCAAATTGTTTTAATATAAGTGGTGAATTTGATATTTGTGTTCTCTTTGTAGCTAATATATTTGGTTTAACAGAATTAATAAATTCATCATATAATTCCGTGTTTGTTTTTGAAATATCAGCATACTTAAATAAAGAAGAATCTTTATTATTAAAATAATCAAGAACGTGTGTTTTTGAATAATTCTCAAGACAACAAGTATTTTCAAGATAAGGTTCATCAAAACTTGTTAATAATAAATTTGTTTTTGTTAATTGGTCATTAATTATTTTTGTAAATATATAACCTATTTCAATATTTTTTGATTTTAACTTATTCAAATAAATATATACATTATCTCTTTTTGAAACTAATTTACTATTCATTTCTTCATAAAATGATGCTGGTAATGTTTTAACTATTTTAATATCAACAGGATAAATATGTGGCATAAACATAAACTTTGGCCTTGATTCAACTTTTCTACGAATGGAATCAATATATTCACGTTTTTGAACTAATTTTAATTGTATATCTAAATTAGTAATAACAAATTTTTGTATTATTTCTTTCAATCGTGTTTTAATAGATTCTTGTTTTACTGTTCTTAATAACTTAAAAACAGAACTTCGTAATTTATCTTTCGAAACCTTTGATAATACACAAGCAATATAATCTATACCACTATCATCACCATCTTCATATAAAGGATAACCTTCAAATGATAGTATACAACCTGGGTATGTTTTACGTGTTTTAGTATTCGCCATTTGTATACCTATAAAATATACAGAAACTACTACTAATAATAATTTTATTGTATCTTTATCATCTTTTACATCATTTCCAAAATTCAACGTAAATACTTGTGATGAATAATATGTAATAAAATTTTCTGTTTTTTTGCTTATATTAATAATCATCTTATTGGACATTATTTTTATAATCTCATTTATTTTCATTATAATTGAAGAATTTTCATTTTCTACAATATTTATTTCTTTATTATTGGATAATACTTGTGTTCCCATTACTTCATTTACAATTTCAATATCATCTTCTTTATTATCTGTTTCGTTCAATTCATTACTACTACTACTATTATCACCATCTTCCAATACCATTTCTTCACGTTTTGTGCGATATCCTTTTTCATCATATTCATCATCACCTTTAAATTCACGTATTTTTATAATCATTCCAGAATGTTCATCAACTATTGCATCATTATCATCACTTGGTTTACCTTGTTCTTTTATAATAATATCAACAACTTCTTGATAATTGTTTGTTACAATAAAAGAGTAAGCAAGACGATGTAAAAATGTAGGCATTAACTTTAAATTTGTTTCTACACAATATCGCCAATATTTATTTTCATTTGACGACGGTTCTCTTGTAAACATATAAGAAAATTTAAGTATTTCATTTTGTTTTGTTACAAAATCACTTGTTGACATTATTATATCAAATACATCAACATAAGGTGAAAGTCGTCTTTCACCAATGTCTTGATATTTCGATGAAATATTATTATAATAATTTACATATTTCAACATTTCAAGTTGTTTTATAATTGTTTTACGTGGAACTTCTTCTTCTTTTTTAATAATTAATTTCTCAAGATATAATTTTAATTCTTCTTTTTCCATATAAAAACGATGTTCAAATTCACCCATCATATTTCTTATTAATTCTTCTTTCTTTTTTTCTGTTACATTTTCAACGTTCGAACAATCATTATTATCTTGGTTATTATTTTTGTCATAACATTTATCATTTAAGTTACAATTAAATGTATTATTACTACCAACTATAATACTTGCTGAATCTTCCTTATCTTTTGTTGTCTTAGCATCATATATCCATTTATTCTTTATTCTTTTATAAAATGAAAATTTCTGAATATAATACCCATCTTTTTCTTGAGGATGATTATCCTTATCATCATATAAGTATGAAAGAACACAGTATTGACCATCAATAACTTTCTTCTTACCATCAGTTAGAGTTTCAGCGTCATATAATGATTGTTCTTTTGATAAACCATTAACAGATATTAATTTTTCAGATAAGAAAGTTTTGAATTCATTAGGGTCCATAGACATTTGTTCATCACGATATACATCTAATAAATCATATATTGTATGGTCGAATTGTTTATCAAAATAAATATCTTTTTCATTATCATTTTCAATATCTTCCTCTTGTTCATATATTTTTGTAATTATAAATTCTTCTTGACATGAATCATTGTCTTTATTTTTAGATTTTTCAATTTTTTCAACAAAGTATTGAAGTGATTCTGTAATATTTTTGGTAGAATTGAGATTCATATTTATAAAATCAAGTTTTGCATAAAATAATTCATCAAAGTTTCTTATTTCATTTATTTTTTCGTGGATTGTAATATCTTTTACAATATTTTGTTCATTGCTTTCATCATCTATAGTATCTTGATTTGTTAATAATAAAATTTCATTAATAACATCCTTATAATCTTTTTCATTATCTTTCTTGTTTTTAATAATATCATTATTAAAGTAACTTGAAAATCTTTCCAATGATTTTCTTACCTTTGTTCTATAATTATCAAATTCTTTTTTAAGTTCATCACTATCTTTTGAATATTTTTCCTTTTGTTTTTCGATATGTATAATAAAATTTTCATATGTTTTAAATGTTATATGTTTTTTATCTACACCAAATATTTCCAATCCTTGTATAATATTTTCAATATTCATAGTATTTTTCATATGATTTTTATATAAATGAAATAACTGTTTTGTCATTGGAATAATATAATTAAAATACTTATCATATATTGTATTTACGTTAATATCTCTTATATCACGTATAACATCAATAACATAATTAGTTGTATCTTTAAATATATCAGTAAAGTTATTTTTTTCATTAAAATCAGTTACATAATCTTCATTAATTATTTTATTACGTTTTAAAAAAAAAGATGGTATAAATGTAGACATTGATAAATTGGATCTTCTTAAAATACTTGAAGAATTACTATATACATTATGATAATGAATAGCAGGTAAAGGTAAAAATATTAATGATTTCATATGTATTTTATCTGAATTTGTTACATCTGTTAATTTAGTATGTGTTAATAATGGATTTCTCATTTCAATAAATTGTTTTTTCTTTTCAGACGGAATATACGTCTGCATACCATATTTTATTGTATTAATTCTATTATTATTAATCGCATTCATACCAAAATGACCATCATTATCTACTAATGTAGAGATTGGAATATGTTTTGATTCTATGTTATAGTAATCTTTATTTAAAGGTTCCAAATATGGTGTTAAAAAATCGTGTAGTTCTTTTAAATATATCATATATCCATTTATATCACCAGAAGAACGGAAATCTTTTGGATTTTTTATATAGTCTACTTGTTGGTCAAAATCAGTTCTAAATATCATTTCAATATCATCAAATTCTTCATTGTAATATATTCGGTGTTCATTATAAACATACAAACGTTGTTCAACAACAGGTATCATCCACGATATTTTACGTTCCATTGTTTTTATTAAATCAACAAGAGGTTTATGGTGTGATTCAAATTTTAAAACATTTGATATATTACCATCCTTATCAAAAACAGAAAAATTATGTCTCAATTCTTTAAAACGATTTACCATTTTTAATAATTCATTATCACTAATTTTATTATCAATATATGATGTTTTTAATGTATTCAATAAATCTTCTGTTTGAATATCAATACCATATCTTTGTTCTTTTTCATCAATGTTAAATAATAAGTCTAATGTTTCAACAGTATCACCAATCATTAATTTTGTTGTTTTATTAACAATGTTATTGATATTGATTTGTTGATGTTCTATTATTTCTTCATTATTATCCATATCAAACATATCTTCTAATTCTTCTTCATCATATTTATTATTAATATCATTTTCTTGTATTTCATCTTCTTGTATTTCATCTTCTT